GGCAAACCGTTCGAACCAAAACCTCATAGTTCAATCTCCGCAGAGATCGCTAACAGGATTCGGTGTCCCTCCCTATGCTAACCCATTGAAATGGGCTAATTGATGAGACCCGCTCCGGGCCTCCAAAACCTGTTAGCGATCCCTTGTTTTCTGGGATTTCGTTACAGAGAGAGACACTTTTTCAGCATCGAGAGGGACACTAACGTTTCCGAGACGTTCTAGTCCACTCGTTGCCAAATCTTTTTTGCTCGCTTGCTCGGTGTAAAGATCCGCGAGCTTGCTCGTCGTCCAGCCGAATGTTGCCTTCAGCTCCGAGCTGGTCGCACCGTTGTCGGCGAGAATTTTTGCCAGCGCTTTCCTGACGCCATGCGCCGTGCATTCTCTCGGCAGACCGGCCATGCTTGCTCGCTCGCTGAACCAGTGCGAGATCGATTTCTGCGTGAACGGTTTGCCAAAGCGCGTCAGCACATAGTTATTGAGGCTGACGATGTTCGCCTCTCGAGCTGCTTCGATTGCATCTCGTAGCGGCGCAGAGATGGGCAGGTTCATATCGACGCCCTGGCGCTGCTTGCCGACCCGCTTCTGCGTCGTGAAGACCATGCGGTCATCGACCTCGTTGCGGGGACCGAGCTTCTGCGCGTCGGATATCCTGACGCCGAGATAAAACATCAGCGACATACATAGATGCGGCGCGGTGCCAGGGGGCCAGTAATCGAAGAACTGTTGCACCTGGTCAGCGGTCCAGGTCCAGTGGCCGGAGTACCTCGTGCCGTCGAGCGAGGTGTGCGTCCTCGAGCGCAGCGCCGGATTGTCGGCTGGCTTCTCGACGCCAACAAATGGATCGTGATTTATCAGGCCGGTGACGTTCGCGTGTCTGAACACCTGGCTGAGAAACTTTCGGCGATGCTCTGCGGCGTGAGGTTTGCCCTCCGACAGTTTGCTCGCCCGGATCTTCTCGATGTCGAACCGGTTCATCTGCGCGTATTTCAGATCGCCGAACTCGTCAGCGATTTGCTGAAGCACTCGAGCTCGAACCAGCTTCGTATTTTCCGCGAGAGACTTGAACCGGCCCGACCTTTTGTAATCGTCAATCAGCCAGGCCAGCGTGCCCCTTTTGAAATCGATAGCAATCGGCGCGATGCTACTGAGCTCGCCGAGCGCTTGACCATACTCGGTGAAGAACTCAGGGGTACGAGGATCATTGTGCAGCGTGATCGTTTTGCCATGCCGACGAACCTTAACCTTCAGATTACCCTGGCGATTGAAATCGATCTTGAGATATTTCAGCTTCGTCGCCTGGAGCGCGGCCATTATTTCGGCAACGTCGCTCCGCTTTTCATTCGTTTTGTTTGTCATGTTCCCACCTGTACCTCTCCTTCTACATTAGAATTTCACGGAAAAAACTCATCAATTTGCTCTGCATTTTGCAGACTATTTTTCAATGGCGTCTACAACCCGCTTCATCGTCGTTTCGGGGTAGGAGTCAAAAACTGACCAGCCGAGGCGCTTTTTTCTAAGGTCGTCCAACGCCTCAATCTCAACGATGCGCTGGCGGAGGCCTTGAGTGAACTGGTTGTGCTTGTGGCTATTGTCACAAATGACTTTGTAATACTGATAGGTGAAGCCCTCGAACATCACGATGAAAAGCCTCGACGGCCTGACCAGCTTTTGACGCTTGTCGTCGCCCTCCATCGGAACGAGGCTGATGTAACCGGCTTCTTGAGCTTGCCGGATCAGCCGCTGAAATTGGCTATCCGGCACAGTTGCACAGTGAGCCTTCAGCTCTTGGCGAGTCAGCCAGTAGCCTCTGTTCCACGCCTCGGCGATGGCGTAGCAGATTTCTGACGCATAGCGGTTTTGAAACCAGAATTTTCGAGCCGGAGATGCGTCGGGTTTCCAGGCTTCTTCCAGCCACCATAACCGCGCTTCGCAGTACGCCGACATGAACTCCCGATATTCGCCGAACTCGCTTTGCTGCTGGAGCGGCACATCGGTGTCCCCAAGGGTATCCCAGTTTATGTTGCCCTGCACACTTGGTATTTTCTTAGCCATTTTTCTCACTCCTCTTGATTACGTTCCTGACGCTGCTCGGGTACCACCTGGTCCCGCCGCGAGCTGTCTTCACGCCCCTGGCCTCGAGGCCGTTGGCAATCTTTTGCAGTGTCGTGCAACCAAACTCTTGCAGCTCCTCGATCACCTTCATCACCTGGGCAGCGTGTTCGTCCGCGTCAGCCTTCGACTGCTCGCCGCCCAGGTACGCGCCCTTCTCTGGCGATGGCGAGCCCAGGACCGTACCGCGAGCCTTCGACGCCTCGAGCGCAGCCTTCGTCCGCTGGCTTATCAGCTCGGCTTCGTACTCGGCGACGTTGGTCATCATCTGCAACATGAATTTATTCTGAGCCGGATTGCCAAAGTCTGGAATGTCACAAGCGATAAACTTCGCCGGGCTCTCCAGTAGCGTAGACAGAAACGGCACGTTGCGCGTCAGCCGGTCGAGCTTAGCAACGATCAGGATTGCGCCCTGCTCCTCGCAAAGATCCAAAGCCTTCCGCAGCTCGGGCCGCTTGCGATCAGAACGCTTGCCACTCTCCATCTCTGTAAACTCGGCGATGATCTCCCATTTGCCACCGTTGAGATGCCGCTCGACAATCTCGCGCTGCGCCTCGAGGCCGAGTCCGCTCGCGCCCTGCTTGCGGGTCGAGACGCGATAGTACGCCACGTATTTACCGGAGTGTGGCACCCCTGCTTTATCGTTCATGTGTTGTCCCTCCTCTGTACACTTTCCAGTATGTGGGTATCGATTGGCATTTGTAAAGCCTACGCTGCCAGGTCGAACAGCGGCAGACCGATCAGGTCCATCGTCCGCTTGTCTTCGGTGGGCTTCGGCTTGAACTCGACGACTGCCGGCTCGGGCTTGTACTTGCCGGTCGCGACGTAGCTGGTCCGCAGCAGCCGGTAGATCGCTTTCCATTTGTCGCCGTGGACCGTGCCGTACCTGTCGTAGACCCGACCGTCGATGCGAACCCTGCCGCTGTTGTAGTCAATAACGTGCGCCAGCTCGTGGCACAGCAGCGCGGCGATGGGCATCAACTTGTCGTCGGCTGGGCCGTACAGGTTTCCGATCTCTGGGTCTTTGGCGATGGCTGGGTACTCGATCCAAACGCCGTCGCCTGGTGCCAGGTTGATCCGCTCGAAAGCATTGACCCATTTCCGGGCCTTGGGGTCACGCAACCGGCGCTCGGTGCTCTTATCCAGGCGCTCGGTCCATAACCGCAACCGCTCGGCAACGGCGTCGGGGTCATCGTAGTCCCAGCCCAGGTTCTTCATGGCGATGCTCATCCAGGGCTTGCCTTTGTACTTGCCGCCGTTGCTGCAACCTTTCCGGTTGGTGGTCTTGAGCACCAGGTCGCGCCGCCAACTGGTATCGATCCCGTTCATCTCGGCGATGTCCAGGATCTCCTCCGTCATGCGGGTGATGGTCGCTCGGTCAGTCATGGTCATCCCTCCTCGTTTGCGGTTTCCAGTTCCTCGAGCTCGTTCAGCACCTCGAGCACATAGTCGTATGTCGCGCCTGGGTACTTGCGGAGCTCAGTGGTGATCTCGTCGCTGTCCTCGCGGCTCGTTGCCTTGAGCCCGAGAGCGTAGAGCTCAGCGGCGTAGTCGGTCGGTGTCTTGAGAATGTTCATCCTCATTTCTCCTCGTTGTAAGCGGCGAAGATCTCGTTCCAGTTCACGGCGTCGATGAAGGCCGTTGCCCATCCGATGACCAGCGGGTCGTCTCCGACATTTTCGATCATGCTTATGACCGCATCCCGCATCGCTTCGGGCTCCCAGCCCTCCCAATCGCCGCCGTCGAAGAACTCCAGGCTGACCCGCCAGGTCTCGTAATTGGTCCAGCCGTTGTAGGTCTCGGTAGTCATCTTTTTCGCTCCTCTCTGTCGGTTACCCTGTCTTTACACTTGATATATAAAACCCAAACGGTACCTTTGCAATACCCAAACGGTACTTTTATGAGAAAAAAATGCTGAAACAGAAAAAGTTCACGCTATCTCAAGACGTTATCGACCAAATAAAATTTGTCGCGAAGGCCGAAAGGCGGTCGGAATCGAGCCTGGTCGATATAATTTTGCGCCGCGAGCTGCGTCGAATGCACCAGGACGACGACGTTCGACGCATCGCCGATGCAGCTCGGAAGGTTAGCTGAGTGAGCCGTTCAAAAGCCAAAGGCACGGGCTACGAAACCGAGATTGTAAAAGCCCATCGAGCGCTGGGGATCGCATCCCGTCGGCAGCCGATGAGCGGAGCCCTGGCCGACTTCCCCTGCGACGTTCAGATCGCGGGGCTCCTGGGCGAGTGCAAGCGCTCCAGGAAGCAATGCACCCGCCTGTACAACGCGCTCGAGCAAGGCGGCGCGGACATCCTATTCGTGCGAGACGACCACAAAAAAACGCTGGCCGTGCTGCCCTGGGAAACCTGGGCGCTGGTCCTCGAGTGGTGCGAGCTCGCGAAGAAATTTCCGGCAGAACCGGAATCCGAGGTCGGCGGTCCCGACTATTCTGCGGAGGAGTGAAAACATGAGTTTCGCAGCTCTATCGTCCGGCGGTGAAGCGACCGGATACATGGCTTACAAGGCCAAGGAAGACATCAAGTGGAACGTGGACGGCAATCCCGCCGAGCTCACCAAGATCCTGATCGACTATGACAGCCTCAAGACCGGCTGGCTCAAGATCGCTGCGGGCGAAGCACCCCACGCGGCGTGGGCCGATGTAGCTGGCACCACTGTGCCGCGTCCGTCCGACGATCATCGCGAGGCGTTCCAGCTCGAGGTGTACCTCAAGACTGATTACGGCTCTCCGGTCACCGGCTGGCGCACCTGGTCGAGTAACCAGGCATCAGCTCGGGTCGGCCTGGAGCGGATCGGCGCGGAGCTCGATGCCGGTGCAAAGGATAACCCTGGCAAGGCGGCAGTAGTCGAGATCGAGGGCTGTCCCGAGGAACGCCTGGGCCGTCATGTCCAGCCCGTGCCGAAGTTCAAGCTGGTCGGATGGGCAGACAAGCCAGCATCGGTTGAGGCCGCACCAGAGCCTGAACCGGTCGGCGGAGAACCAGAAGACGCGAACGTCTTTTAGGCAACCCTCATGGACGACATCGGGCAACTTTTGCCAGCAATTGCTGAGCGGTTTCTTGGCGAGCCGACTGATCGGCGTGGCACCGAGCTCCGGTTCGGCACGCACGGCTCGCTGTCCCTCGACCTGGCGAAAGGAACCTGGTTCGACCATGAGAACGGAGTCGGCGGTGGTGCAATCGATCTCATCAAGCGAGAGAGGCCCGAGCTCTCAGAGAACGGTGCCATCGCCGACTTCCTGCACGAAGAATTCGGACTCGAAAAGCAGGAAAAGCAGAACGGCAAGGCATTCGGGTTCGTAACCAGCCCGAGAGAAACGGTCGCTACCTACCAGTATCGGGACGAAGGCGGCACGGTGCTCTACGAAATCGACCGCATCGAGTGGGTCGAGAAAAACGAGCGCAAAAAGACATTTCGACAGCACCAGGTCATCGATGGAGTGCGCCAGCCTAACAAAGGCGACGCCAGGCCGGTGCTGTATCGACTGCCCGAGCTCCTGGCATCGAGCGGCACGGTGATCGTCGCCGAGGGCGAAAAGGCTGTCCACGCGCTCGTTGACCAGGGCTTTATCGCGACAACCTGCGACGGCGGCGCGAAGAACTGGACACTCGTCCACGCGGCCAGCCTACGCGATCGCGATGTGCTGATCCTGCCCGACAACGATGAAGCCGGAGCAGCTCACGGCCAGGCGGTCGCGGCATCGCTGAAAGACTTCGCAGCCAGTGTGCGCCTACTCGAGCTGCCTGGCCTACCCCACAAGGGCGATGCAGTGGATTGGTTCAAGGCCGGAAACACGCCGGACCAGCTCCGTGAGCTCGCAGCCCAGGTGCAACCCATCGAGCACGAGGAGCTCGCGGCCATCACCCCGCTGCCGATCATGTCGATGGCCGATGTCATGGCGATGGAGCCCA